CAGAAATGACGCATAGTAACGCATCATCAATAGCGAGAGTTGCAAATGGCTATCTCAAACAGACAAACTCCTTTATATGGAGATATAAATAATCAATTTATGTTTCACAATTCAAAATTTCAACGCAATGGACACAATCAAGTATTTTAATTTTAATGGCATTGGAGTTGGTCGAGGTCGTCCAATTCCTGACAATAAAGCGAGATTGCACTATGTAACAAAAGAAAATAGTGATGCAAAGAACGCTTACTACTGCATTACTCTCAATAATAAAATCAGTATTGAGATTGCAGATAAAGACTTTCTCTATATGAGAACCGGCGAGAATAGTATGACAGGAGAGTTATTCCTTATGTTTACTAATGAAAAGACAGATGATGCTCTCAAAGTATCGATAGGCAGAAATAGGACATCGTGCATTTCTATCTATAATAAAGCTTTTGTGGAGTTCCTGATGAAACGATTTAATATCGATAAATCTAAGGCAACGTCTATAATCCTTTCTGTCAGTAATAACCGCTCACGAACAGAAGATGCTATAGTCATCTTGATTTCAAAATAATCAATTTATGTTTCACAATTCAAAATTTCAACGCATTATGGCAAATGAAATCCAAAAGCAGGAGCGACCTATCGACCTGATGAAGTCGGTTATCAACGCTCCATCCGTCCAAGAGCAGTTTCAGAACGCTCTCGGCGACCACAAGGATGCTTTCGTAGCATCGCTCATCGACCTCTTTACAGGCGACAAGGCTTTGCAGACCTGCAAGCCTGCGGCTATCATCGCAGAAGCTCTCAGAGCTGCAACCCTGAGACTGCCTCTGAACAAGGCTCTCGGTTTCGCCTACATCATCGTATTTAATAATTCTGTCAAGAATGACGATGGCAGTTGGTCGAAAATTCCTACTCCTACATTCGTGCCTGGCTATAAGGGTTATATTCAGCTCGCCATGCGTACAGGTCAGTATCGCACCATCAATGCTGATTTCGTGTACGAGGGCGAAATGAGAAAGGTATCGAAGCTCACAGGGGAAATCGCTCTCGATGGCGAAAAGAAGTCTGACAAGATTATTGGCTACTTCTGCTATTTCGAGCTGCTGAACGGCTTTAACAAGACTCTCTTTGTGAGTGTCGAGGATATGGCTCAGTACGCTCTCCGTTATTCTCCCTCTTTCAAGGGTAAGAATAAACCGAGTGCAGATGCTCTCATCAAGCTCGCTCAGGCAAACCAGCCATCTACCAAAGTCGGATGGGAGGGCAACTTCAACGATATGGCGTTAAAGACCGTCATTCGCCGTCTGCTCTCGAAGTATGGCTATCTCTCTGTCGAAATGCAGAACGCTCTCGCTAAGGATGTGGAAGATGCTCAGATGAGCCGTAATGACCTCATCATCGAGAATGCGAACACTCAGGCTATCGACATCGATAGTACTCAGTATGAGGAAGTCGATACAGAGACAGGAGAAATCAAGAATGGCGAGGATGCTGCACCTGCCAATGGCGGAGAGGCTGCACCCGAACCGAATTACTAATCATCAAATCAAGCACGAGGAATGGTACTTAAATGTTTAGGCTCAGGGTCAAGTGGCAACTGCTATCTATTTGAAGCGTCTGACGGCGTTTTGATACTCGAATGCGGTATTCCATTCATCGAGATAAAAAAGGCTCTCAGATTTCAAATAAAGCAGGTTCTCGCCTGTCTTTGCAGCCATGAACATAAAGACCATTCCAAGTGCCTGAAAGATATTCTTTCCTGTGGCATAAAGGTGATGGCACTCAAAGATGTTTTCGACTCTCAGGGTATCAAGAACCGAGTTTTCTGCAAGGAGATACAGGCGATGCGTGGCTATCAGGTCGGAGGCTTCAAAATCTTCTGTCTGAGCGTGGCTCACGATGTGCCTTGCCTCGGTTTCGTCATCGAGCATAAGGAAATGGGCAGGACGCTATTCATCACCGATACGATGATGCTTGAATATAGATTGCCGAAGCTCAATCATATCATGCTCGAAGCGAACTACGCCGATGATATTCTCCTGCAAAATATAGAGTCGGGCATCGTACCGCATTCGATGAAAGACCGCCTCCTGCACTCGCACATGGAGATTGAGACTACGAAAGGAATACTCAGGGCAAATGATTTATCTGAAGTCTCTGATATTATCCTCGTCCACCTCTCAGGAAACAATAGCGATGCAGAGCGTTTCCGCAAGGAAATAACCGCAGTATCGGGAAAGCCTACCTATATCGCCAAATCAGGATTGGAAATCGATTTATCTATCAACCCATATTAAACTCATTTTACAATGAAAGAATTAAAAATCAGCGTTGAAAACGCACGAGCTGCCTACGATAATACAGATGCTAACGGCAGAGAGTTGTTGGAGCATCTTTTAGGCAAAGAGATATTTGCTCAGGACATCAAAGACCGAGTAAAGACCTTTGAGGATGCAGTAAAAGTCCTCGGAAATGATAATCAGGCAGTCATCGACTATTATGCCGTGGCTGATAAGACCTGCACAGAGGATATTCTTGCTATGTGCCAACTCAGGGTGATTGCCGAAGCTCTCAATGAGGGATGGCGACCGAAGTTTGATGGCGATGAGTGCCGCTTTTATCCTTGGTTCTACATATACACCAAAAAGGAATATGAGGAACTCGATGAGGATGAGAAGAAAGAGTGCCGTGTCGTTGGTCGGTCGGGTTACTATGCGTTTGCGTTTGGCGGTGTCGTGTATGCGTTTGCGAGGCTTGCGTCATCGTTCTCGAGTACGGGTTACTGTTCTCGGCTTGCCTTCAAAACAAGAGAACTCGCTGAATACTGCGGAAAGCAGTTCATCGAGATTTGGGAAAAATGGCTCTTTGCTTGAAGTGAAACGACATGGCAGGATGGATAAAAATAAGCAGGGAAATTGCAAATCATTGGCTTTGGCAGGATGCCGAAAGGCTGAAATGGTGGCTTGATTTGCTCTTTCTCGCCGCTTACGAAGATAAGCAAGTCCTGCATGATTCTCATCTGTTCGTATTGCGCAGAGGTCAGATAATCGCATCAATATCCTTTCTCTCTGAGAGATGGGGAAAGAGTCATCCGACAATAATAAAGTTCCTGAGACTCTTGGAGGGAGAGGATATGATAAAACGAATCACTATTTACAGGCAAACTTCTATCCTAACTATCTGCAATTATGAGAAATATCAATGTAATGATGATTCAACGCTTAATACCCAAATTGACAGCATCGTTGATAGGCAAAATGATGAAAAAATAAGGGGTAAAGTTGATAAGCCAATTTCAGAGGTAAATATCATTAAATCAGATAGTTTAGGGTATAAAGGCGAAACGAAAGTTGATACCATAGTTGATAGCCAAGTTTATACCATAGTTGACGGAAATAAAGAATATAAGAATAATAATTCTACATCTATATCATCTAAGGGCGAGTCGAAAAATTTGAAATTCATCGAAGAATTGAAGAATGCTCAGATATGGCTCGAACAGATGGCGATGAGATTCCATATTCCGATAGACGAGATAGTGAGGCGATTGGATGACTTTGCTCTCGATTGCGATTGCAGGGGAACGGAGCATCAGGACTTCAATGATACCCGAAGGCATTTTAATGATTGGCTGAGAATTCAACTCGAAGCCGAAAAACGAAAAAACAATGTTTCAGATAGACAAAACTCAGAAAATAAACGTAGAGGCTCTGATGTCACGGCTACTTCAGCGGAGGATTACGAGGGGGCGTTTTGAACTGCCCTATACCGATGAGCAGATGAAAGATATGCTAACGGCTTGCGTGATGACTGAGGTCGCATATCGGCATCAAGAGTATAGAGCGAGTCCTGAGATGGATTCATACATCGAAAAGGCTGCTCAATGGCTCAAAGATGGCAATACAATCGGATTGCTCATGTGCGGAGTGCCAGGCAATGGCAAGGCAACACTAATGAGAGCGATTCAGACCTGCATCAATATGCTCGACCTGAAAGATGATTTCAATCGGGATATGGGTATTGCGATAATTGATGCGAGAGAGATTGCGAGACTGAATAAAGATTCGTATGAGCAATTCAAGGCTTATCGGAACAGACCGATGCTCGGAATCGATGATTTAGGACTTGAACCGACAGAGGTCTTGGATTATGGCAATATCCTCAATCCTGTAATCGATTTGCTCTCCTATCGCTACAATGAGCAGCTCTTTACGGTCATCACTACCAATCTCCGACCTCAGGAGATTCGAGAGAAATATAAAGACCGAATCGCTGACCGCTTTAACGAGATGATGACGAAGATAATCTTCAAGAATCCCTCATACAGGGGTCAGAACGCACAGAAATAGGCTTTCCTGCGATTCTAAGCGCAAAGATGAATACTTTATCACCTGAGCGCAAGAAATCGCAGGAGAGCGCAGGAAAACGAGAATATGATTGGAATTAAGATTTTGAAGAAATGAAAACATATGTGTTGATACTATCAAAGGTTTTTCCTGCTTATCATCGCAGGAAAGGTGAACCGACCAATTTCAGAGCCGCATTCAATGCAGGTCTGCCATTCAAGAAAGATGCAGATACATTCTGCGAGTTTCCTAAACTGCACACCATTCGGGCGAATTATGAGCTATGGGCAAAGCGATTCGAGCAAATCGAGCGAGGTGAAGCTCAACTCTCTATTCGTCAATGGTCGGGGAAGCCATATCATAGTAAGCAGGAACTTATCTGCAATCTCACGAAAGCCGATGGTATCGGAATTCAGAAGATGGTGATTGCAGGATGCGCAACCATTCATCCGAAATTCGTAGGCGATTGTTCCGTAGATTGCAAGACTCTCGCTCATAATGATGGGTTGTCTGAGGTTGATTGGAGGAGTTGGTTTGAGAGATATGACCTGACAGAACCGCT